CCGTTTGGGCTTACAGGGCTAAAAGATGATAATGAATACTTAGGATTAAAAGAAGAAACCAAAATAGAAGCATTATAATAGATTTTGTCAGGGGCTTCGGTCCGGCACATTAGTTGACGCCAATCAGCGGGAAAGGGTAGCTTTTAAAGCTGCCCTTTCTTTATGATTTACATTGCCAACAGATTGATGATGCCCTGTCTACCAATTCCGGTAATCTTTCTATGGTAGATAATATGTCCGTTGTCAGCAACCTCTTGCTTTATATCAAACCAACCAAGCGTAGAGTATTTAGTGTATGGTACCCATGTCTGATTAACTTTGTATTGTACGCCAAGTTCTTTTAAACGGTTATTGAGTTCAATTGCCGATTTAAGCCCTAATTCTTTAGCAACTTCCGTACATGTATAGGTCTTATTGACATGAGTTAGTACTGCTACCTGTTTCTCTGCTTCAATACGTGCCGACCGTTCTTCTTTTAGCTTAGTGAGAAGCTCGATTCCGAAATCCGGGTTATTCAATATCTGGTCAATAACATTGTCGGTAGCGTATATGCCATGCTTGCGGATAGAAGGTAATACTTCGTGTATAATCCATCTTTTATAAGGTCTAACCTTATTGCTACTGCTTAGTAAAAGCGTATCATACAGCCCTGATTCATTCACAAATGTAGCCATTGAGTTACCTACAATCTCCATATCCGGGTTTAGGTCGTGTAAATCAATCATTTGCACATCTTCCTTTTCTAATCTTGATTTAATTGATGAAGGATTTGTCAATTCAACCACCTTACATATATCTGCCAAGCAGAATAATGGTTCTTCACTTGTTCCGGCTACACGAACTTCACCGAAAGCTTCATTTTTGAAAATCTGAATATCATTCATACAATTTTCGTAGTGTGTCCTTTCACACACAGGAATATAAAAAAAACAGCACCGAACGCTTGAGGATCTTTCGGCACTGTTTATATATTCCCAACTCTATGGAAATACTTAATATCTTATATGCGCTTCCCCAAGCTGTATCGCACTACAAATATAGCAAGTTTTTATTATTTGGCAAACAATTATTTTATTTTTCTTTCGACGGTATTTTATTGTTCTATTTTTCCTATGTTTTTTGTATAACCCCCGTAATTTTTCTAACCGCACACCCTGAATATTGTCCTATTCTTCGTATTACGGATATATATATTCGACGAAAACACCTTTGTAATCTTCTCCCTCTTTTGCATACCAAATACTGCCATCCTCTTTTTTGAATAGGACATACACCGATTTCTCCATTTTAGCCGCCTTCTTTGCGATTTCCCGCATTTTCTCTATATAAGCAAGCCGTTTATTACCTTGACACCAGCAACTCATAATACGCCAAATTTTGAAAAGTAATTCTTAAGCGCCGGGTTAAGCACATATTCGAGGAAGTATTCACGGGACTTCACTCCTACTCCCAATATGGCACTTCCATACTTCCTTTCTATATCCGGTCCTATGTCGCTTCCTCTAGTTTCTATCTTCAACCCCTTTGAGGACGAAGAGACACGTATAGAATCATAAAATTCCCCTGTTATAATGAGGTTGGGAGTATAAATATCCCTAGCCGGATACCCCTGGAAAGAGGGAGTAGGCTTTGTTATTCTCTTCTTCATCTTAGCGTACCCCTTCGCATTGTTCTTCCACTTTCCGGCTTCATCAGTAGCAAACCAAGGATCGTTCAAATAAGTAGGTCGCAATGGTTTATCATTCCCATTTACACCTGAATACAACTGCTCTGTCACAAATTCCCTAACAAGAGATTTGTTCGAATCCATAGTGTGTTGAACCTCTCCTTCAAACCCATTAACAAAAGCTGTCACATTATCCAATACTTCTTTTATTGTAGCCATACGCAAATTATAAGAGAAAAGGGAAGGCAAATGCCCTCCCCTCTTGAAAACAAACCACTTAAATAATACCCTCTGAAGGAGTTCTGATACCGACAATCTTGTCGTAGATGTCAGAGAGGATATTTTCTTTTTCAGAATCCGTACGGTCAGAAAAAAAGACCTTGTGTTTCGCAATGAACTCCTTTTTCTTCATCTTCCGTACCTCTTCATCTACAAAATTGATTCCCTCGACTTTCATGATACCCACTGTTCAATACCAACCACACCGTTTTCCTGCAAAACTTTAGGGGACTTCAAGGAAGGAGTGCCGGTTGCCGTGATAACCAAATTTCCATTCTCAAATTTAACAGCGGACACCTCTCCATCAAAGCAAGCAGATGCACCTTCCGCCAATGCCGCACCGAAGAAAGAGGTAACATCAAGACCACCAAAATGCTCTCTTAGTTTATAATTGTTTTCTCCTGTGTCGAGTTTTACGAGTTCAACATACACAAGTCCTTTCAAGGCTTCCACAACATCGAACTTGTATACACGATAATCTGCGTTCTTCACGTATTTTTCGTAATCCTTGAACATCGTCCCAATAGTAAGGTTAGCCTCCGTACCGGATGAATCCCAGTCTTGTCCGCCCGGATAAACACCGGAAAGAGGAATACCAGCAAGAATATCGGTGCCGTCATTCATTCCGTACACGACATTGTTTTCATCTACGAAGTACGCATCAAAAGCAACACCTTTGGCTGCCATGATATTCGCTTTCAGACTGGCATCATATTCATCCACTGTCCAAACATCATCCTTTGCGGAATACGATGTAATCTTGTTAGGACCATATCCGACTGCTGCCTTGTTGGCTTCCCCACCGGAAGGTGCATATTCAATAATTGTCTTGATCGGGAAGATACGATTCGGACGGTCATCATGACAAGCCGCCTCAAGCAATTCCGCTGTAGCATTTGCGGGAAGCTTATAACCATGCATCGTAAGAATAATAGCCTTTACTTTTCCCGGATCAAGCAAACATTTTGAAGTACCGGTATTAAATTGAGCCATACCGGCACATTCTCTAAATTCTGTTGCCATAGCACTTAATATTTTTAATTTTAATATTCAAATTCTTTATCTCGATAGCGTCGATGAAATCTCTAAATGGTTTACCGTCAGCTTCCACTCCCTTTCTTCCATATCGGTAGTTTTCTGTATATAAATGAGGAATTACACCGTTATACTCATTAACAATGTCCGGAGATGAAAGTATGCTTTTTATGAAAGCATCATAAACAGGTCGTAGAACATTGATGAACGACACCCTTTCCCTTTCTTCATTAAGATACTCCTTCCGAGTATCTACCATGATAATAAATTCAAGACTGGCGTTTGGGATCTTAGATGTACGATCCTCGATATACGGAGAATACAGGCATATAATAGGAAACTTTAGTTTGCTTCTCTCTTGCGACTGACTCCATTCAGTTAACTGCCCGGCAATATATTCCCAATCTCCAAACATATAGGAAACATTACTGCCATATATTTTCGCAGTATTATCTACAATATCTCTGAATATGTCGTTTATTGATTTCATATTCCCAGTCCATTTATGAGTTCAAGCATAGTTGTGTTAAAAACAAAGCCGTCATATCCCTTATCTGATTCCAGGAAATCATACAAATCTTCATTCATCTGCACCATATTATTCCAAGCAGAAATCAAAAGAGGATTTGGATCCGCCTTTTTATCATCAGAGGCATATACAGTCCCTACCGGAGTTTGTACTACCCCACACCGCCTAACATAGTGAAAATACACATAATTAGCAATTGGGCTATATTCTTTACGAGAAAGCTTTTCTTTCAACTTTTCCCATTTATCGACATCATTTTTGCCTGATAGAAGATATTCAATGAATTCACGGCTCATACTTTTCCCCAAGACCATTCGGAGGAACTTTCGCTCATATAAATCGATATACGATTGGAGATTATCCCGCTCTGCTTTTCTTGTGATTGAATCATCGTCTATATCCCAGATTATACCGAGACTTAGCAATCCTGTAAAATATGAGCCGTCAATAATCATTGTTTATTCTCCTTTCTTCTTATCTTTTTTCAAAAGGTCAGAGCATCCAGCCTTATCGGCCGCAGAAGTTATTTCAGAAGTTTCTGAAACTACACCCATCTTTACCCATTTCATCGCAATCGGAAGGGAGACATGGGTTTCATCCCCCGACTTAAATGCACTGAAATCCTTTTGGAATGTAACTTTGTACACTTCCGACAAGTCCATATTATAAGAGTTGTCGCTTTTTGCTTTATTAATACTGCTTCTTTTCATATTTTACATTTTAACACGTTAAGCACCTTTGGTTATCGCAGTAATCACATTTTTGAATGTGTCAGACACGAATGCTGTCTTATATTGAGACTTGATATAAGCAAGCATTCTCTTTTCACCCAAGATAGTCACCAAGTTTTTGGTGAAATCATCATTCTCCCAACCAATGCTCATGGAAAGGGCAACATAATCACGGATAAATAGATAACGAAAGTCTCCCATCTGGAAAGATCCTAGCTTTACGTTCGGATCTTGGATAACCCGAAGTCCCGTAATCAATTCATCCCCAATTTTAAATGGGCGGATATAATCACCATTGTCGTTCTTTGTGAGCTGCATATTAGCATAATCCACCGGATTCATACGAATGGCATTCGGAGAATAAGCCATATTGCTTACACTTACAATTTGAGTATAAGCGGCCACAATCGCATCATACATATTAGGGGACTTGGACACTTCGATTCCCGTTAGAGAGAATGCCGGAATTAAATCACCAACTCCTTTTATCTGGCCACCAGAACCTGTTCCATTGAATATTCCATCTTCTTCTTTCAAGCCAATCTTATTGATAATCTCGGCTTCAATTTCTCTTTCCAATTGCGGAATATCTTGTAAGACTTCGGTTGTAACCTTGGCTGTCAAAGCTACCTTTCCGGCAGAAACGGTAACAGTCTCCACAGATGCTGTCATTGAAGGTTTTAAACCTCCTTCGGGAACCCATGCGGCATCACCGGTAACATCTTTCAATTCAGCATATACTACAGACGGAGTAGAAATACTTGCTACATTAGCCACGTCACGGATAGAAGCACGTTTACGAGGGGCTACACTGATTTGATCGTCAATTGTAATTCCACCGGCAACAGGACTTCCTCCTGTAGTCATTACAGGAGCAGATGATTTCACTACGACATCAAATTTAACTCCGCCCTTTTTCTTTAGAGCTTCAACATCAATAGTTTTGACTCCGTTGATCTCGGTTACAAAGCCTTTGCAGGCATCAGCAATTTGTTCTCCAAGAGACTTAAGTCTGATATCTCCTCCTTTTGTTTTCTCGGTCGCAGCCTTGATCCGAACGATTGTTTCTTCAAATGATTTTAAACGTTCGTTGATAGATTCACTATCTGCAAATCCTTTGATTTCTTTTTTCAGTTCTTCGATAGATTTTGTTGCATTATCAATTGATTCCTTCATTGACTTTGAATCAATCTCATCATTCATGAACTGGGCGAAAAGAGCCTCCATGTAGCCATCCAGCCCCTTGGAAAACACTTCAAAAACTTTAGATTCGTCTTCGGACAATCCTTTGGTATCAAGGAAATCCTTAAACTCAACCTTTTTCACTTCTTTTCCCATACTACTTTAATTTTAAATTTTTGAACATTGATTTTACTTTATTGCCGTGCTTGTCGGCTTCCCCTCCTTCAGGTGTAGGTTCTTTCCGAATCTCCGGCCTGAATGACGCAAGTGACATTGCTTTTGATATAATTCTTTGTATCTTTTGCTGTTTGGATGCAGGCATTCCTGAACACACTTCTGATATTTCGGTATTTAGTTCTTCATAAGCTTTTTCGACATCCTCTATGGATTTTAGCCCCAAATATTCTGTTTCCCCATTGCAACCGATAGAGACTACCGATATTTCATAAAGCTTTACCTCTTTCACTATGAAAGCGTCTTTTTCCGCATCGTATTCGCAATTCTCCCACACATACTGATATCCGATTGAGAATTGGTTTAAAGTTCCGGATTCGAGCTGTTTTATTGCCTGTTCTCCCCTCGGGACTTCATCTATTTTTGCTTCGAAATAGAGTCCTTTTTCATCTTCATTTAATACTGCAATCCGGCCTATAGGCTCATTCATATTATGCATCCAAAGCATAATTATCTTATCGTTAGCCGGGCTTTCCGGCCCTCTGTCCTGGATGCTCTTGGAAAAACATCCTTTTATCAGAATATCACCCGCTTTGTCCTTGTTCCCAAAAATGGCGGCATATCCGCTAATGGTACGGCTTTCATTGTCGTAGTTTACTTCTTTTGCATAAATAGAGAATGTCTTATACTGCATCCCCATTCTTCCGCTATATTTATTAGTTTTGTCCATTTTCAATAGAGTTATTAGTTTTTAATTCACCTTTTGGATTATCAGGATCGATATCTATAAACTTTGCCAGCTCATTCCTGGATTCATCAAGAGTTATCTGACCTTTTTCAACTAATTGAATTAAAGAAGAAGCCATTTTCTGAAAAGCGGAAGAAGATGCGGACTTGTCTTTCTGAAGGCAATCAATATGAGTATAATCCAACTTTATAAAAACACCTTTGGGACAAATTGCGTCTGTCAAAGCCTCTGACACTTTTTCTGAATCAGGAATAATAAGACCTTGGTAAGCGGACTTTTCCGCTATGCTTTTGTTGTCATATTTAGATTCATCAAATAAACTATAATCAATACCTATCGCATTGCATATCTTTCTGCTACACCGCTTATCCTCTTCGTGAAGTTTAAGCTGGGACGCATCATAATTTAAGGGAATCCATCCAAGTTTTATCTTTGACGTCAGGATAGGAAATTTATTGAGAATACCATATTTTTCTTTTAGTTTAGATTCCAATATTTCTTTTTCCTCTGGTGTCATAGCCTGATTACCCATCTTATCGGTATAATCAGAATAAATAATACCTTTGGGACCACCATTTACAATTAACTGATAACTGGCTGCCATTGCTGCAATCCAGTTATTAATTGGCATAGAAAGGGAGTCTGTAACCGAAGAGAATTCTATATCCTGATTAGAGCCATTAACTTTTGCAGAACTATCATAAATTACAAAATAATCTTCGTCGGATAATTCTTCTTGCAAACCATTCCATTCAAGATAAACTCTAGAAACAATATCTTCTATATCATACTGGCGAAATAGTTTCCCGGAAGAAACCATGTGAAATATCTGTGCAGGTATGACATACATTGCGAGTGGAGATGAGTTTTTTGCTGCTCTTACAGTGAAAATGGGACAATATCCGAAAAGCTTAAGAGACATCTCAATCTCTTTAAAGAATCCAGCTCTTGTTTGAAGTGGGTTAGGACGCGACAGCAATTCTCTAATATCATTATATTCCTCTTTCTCATTCCCATCCTTGTCTGTGACATATATTCTCCCATTCGCAAAAAGAGAACCTATTTTATTTATAACAGTAGAGAATGGGGTGCATACAAGAAGAGAATCTGCTTTATCCTTATCCAGGGTTAGATTATAATCATTTTTGATGTTACCAGATGGCGAGAAGAAATTGGTAAGATACAAGAAATTCCCATTAGAATCCTTTTCAATAGCTTTTACTGTCTCTCTCATTGAGGGAACAGATATATTAATTTTTTTTTGAAACCAATTTCCTAATTTAGACATAAAAAGAATGATTATCTGATTTGAGATAACCATTCCCTACGAAATGAAGAGGTCTTTACGGACAAAAATACTAACGAAAAATCCGATAGTATAAAAATTATAGGTTCCGTGCATCTTCACACGAAGGGATTGTTATCCTCACCGCAAATATAGAAATAATTTCTATTTAGTCCAAATAAAAATAGATAATTATTATTCGTAATTATATCACTTTTGAAGATTTTGCACGAGCGCACACGCAAGATAATACATACATGCCTTCAAAGCTGTTAATACCATCATAATCAGACATGTTAGCGATTAATGCAGAAAATGAATCATCGGATTCCGGGAAGTAGATTGTTTTAATAATCGATTTATACGATTCAATCATAGTTTTCTTATCTGTTGATTCTTCTCTTACCCACAAATCATGATCTATAAGCTTCCTATAATCGTCTGCGTAATGTTTCATCTCTACGGGAATCTCCATTTGTACATTCCCGTCTGTTTTATTAATAAGTTGGTCAACAGATATTAGCGAATCGGAGAACAAGCAGTCAATCATGAACATCTTTCCGCCAGCAACGCAATAAGAAACCATTATAAACAATCCGTTTATATTGGGGTGTATTTCAACAAAAATTTGATTATTTACCCCTATTTCCTCTTTCTTGTAGTATAGAACATCTACCTCACCTCTCATCTCCACAGTTCCCGTAAGAGCGTCGCATGCGTCATCGTGAGCGTTTTTCCCCCTTTTCCTGTATGTTTTCAGTTGAGACGCAAATTCCGGCCACCTCCTTTCCCAATCAGCAGGGAAATAAGTAAGGTTCATCACCTCGGAAGATCTGGTAAAGATCCGAACCTCTTTGTTTTTTGACTGATGAAACCAGCTTACTTGAGTCTTGGAGTTGCCAATCATCCGCATTTGTTTCTCTACATTCCGGGCAAATCCCCTTCCTCCATTATTGCTTTCTATATTTGCCTTGGATATTTGGTCTTTAGTGAGCATTTTAGCAGTTTCCGGTTCGGTAAATTCCATCTCCTTTTGTGTAAAAAGGACATCAAGAATGAAATTCCCTATCTCTGTATCGATATAATCAATAGAACATAAATAATCGCTTCCGGTATCGGCTGTATCTGTATAGTTTTTCCTTATTGCTCTATTGGTTATCGGAATAGCCTCATAAGTCTTAAACTTTCCATACATTAAGCCTTCCATAGGAGTTGGATTCTGCATATATTGGGTTTCAAAAACATAGCTATTCACCCTCTGCATCCTATGCAACTCTTCGATGGTATGTTTAAACTCCCATAAAGCTTTCTCCTTGCCATTTTCATATATTATTGCCGGAAGAGATAAGACAGTCCATTCTCCCGGCTCTGTTTCCATCAAATACCCGCAAAGATCATGCTCATGAAGTCTTTGCATAATGATTATAATAGGGGTATTCCGTGAGTTTACACGGTTTCTTATAGTTGTTTCAAACCGTTGGTTTACCTTTTCTCTTGGAGTGTCCGATATTGCATCTTCAGGTTTAACCGGGTCGTCAATAATCAATGCACCTGCAAATTTAGATGACGGTTTGAACTCTTCTAATTCTTTGGATAGATCGTTTTCATCATCAACTGCACCAGCACCAAAACCTGTGACTTGTCCCCCAGAAGCTGTTGCGTACATTCCCCCGCCTTCTGTTGTATACCACTTCTTTTTTGCATCGCTTGTTTTCTTTATGTCTACATAAGGGAATACACGCTTATATTCTTCCGACTTAACTATATCTCTTACCTCTTCTGAATTATCATTGGCCAGATCATCTGAATAAGATAAATGAAGGAATTTGGCAGAAGGATTGACTGCAAGACCATATGAAATAAAGTTTTTAACCACTAATTCCGTTTTTGAATATCTGGGAGCTATATTTATTATCAGCTTTTTTATTTTCCCATCAATCACATCATCAAGAGCCTGGCATATCTTTACATGATGGTCATTTACTACAAATTTGCGACCGAATCTTGCTTTAAAGAAATATCTCGTATAGTTTAACGTCCCTGATAGGCAAAACGCCCGTATATAATCATATCCTTCCCCCATCATAAGTCTTCTATTATTCGTTTGGCTTCCTCTTTGGTCATAGGAGATGCAATGTTTATATTCATATCTTGCGGAGAATCAAAACCAAGCATTTTGCAAAGTCGTTGGATAGTCCATGTACGCCCATTCAGTTTTATTTCAATCCCCTCTTTCCCCTGTTTCACGCTTTCGACTTGCATTGCCATTTCGTCAGTCCAGTCTTCACTATCTTTGAAAGTAACATTGCCGTCCTTTATGGTAAGGAAATTACGTATATCAGCATACATAAAGCTTCTAAGCATATTTAAAACTTCTTCTTTTGTAATGTCCGACTTCTTTTTGAGTTCTTCCTGAAGTTCTTTTACCCTTGTCAAAACCTTGTTATTTTTTAGCAGTACTGATGCTCTTTCCCATACAGTTTTATCAGCCCATTTTTTACTGTTGGGATATGCACTCCTATAAGCCTCAGACGCATTTCCACACTCAATATAGTAATTACAAAATTTTTCCTGTTTTACTGATAACTTCATGTCTTTTCGTCAGATTAGCTACATGCCACTTGACATGTAGCACAAAGTTAATAATTCTTGTTTATTACTTTACACTCCTCCCCCATATATTCGCATTATACATGGAATAAGCCCATAATTCAATCTCCCAGTCTTTTTCTAGGAATTTCTCTCTCATGGCTGATTCAAAGCAGTCAGCCAGTAGGTTGTTGTCTATTTCTTGGTTCATAATCATTCGTCACTGTCTTTTAACATTAAATCTCCATTCATTAACAGAGGAAGCATTGAATCCCTAAGTTCCGCAAGAAGTCTGTTTTCTTCATTATTGAGATAGTAAAGATGCTGTTTGTACATATTCATAAAGAAAGGCATGATACTTGATAATATCTCTTTATCAGTATTTTCAATCACAAACACTTTACTATTAGATGATTGAATATACTTGCTCTCAATAATCTTCTCTTTTACTTCGTAATTCTTGAATGATGTAAAACTTTCATTCATTGCCTTAACAATTTCATTAGATGCTTCACAGTCTCTTATAACTTCCGTAAGTCCTAGTTTTTCAGCCCATACTTTATTGACTGTAACCTTTATGACATTACGTTCACGGATAATACGGTTAATATCTGAAATGATAGCGTTAAAGTCACGGTGAACAGTTCCTTCAAATTCTATAGGAAGATATGGACCAATAATCAGATTATATCCATGTTGTTCTAATTCTTCCTGCGAAATTCTTTTAGAAAATGAGTCCTGTTCTTTTATTGTAAGCTCGCATATAGCGGCTATTTGTTCATCTGAAAAAGTGTTGAATTCTTTTTTGTAAATACGGTTATAATGTGAAGCATCACCTTCTCCACGTTGTTCTCTCACCTCGACTGATTTCATTTCCTCCGCATTAATCAGCATCACATCTTTACTTTTTTTCCTTTTATCGAGAACAAGGATACAAGTAGCAACAGAGGTAGACTCAAACATCTTTTCAGGCAAAGATATGGCAGCTTGGAGCCACCCTTTCTCTATTAGAAACTTTCTGCATTCCTTTTCTTCTTTACTCGTTAGCACACCCCTAGGGAGAATTAAGGCGCATCTGTCACTCCTTTGCAGACAGTGGGCGACAAAGGCAAAATTACAAGTGTACTTTTGCGGCAAATCCTTTAGGATTGTTTCTGAAACCGATACTCTTATATTGAAAGGAGGATTAGATACCCCTACATCGGCTTTCATCAGTTCTGTTTCAGGAAACATCGGACGCTGCACGGAGGCATATACAGTACCTTTAATGGTATTATATGAATGAATAATATTACCGGATAAGATATCCTTATTAATCACTGTTGCTTCAATATTGCGAATACAGAGATTGAATAAGAGAATAGGTATCACTCGTTCGTCAAGCTCTTCACAAACAAATTTCAAATCAGGATTGGTGCACCACTTTTGGATAGTTAGTGCACCGGAGCCGCAACAACAATCGTAGACCAGTTTTTCACTTGGCATATAACTGAGAAAAGAGACAAGTTTAGCAAGGGATACTGGCGTATAATCCTGTTTCTTCTCTTTCCTGTCTGCATGGTAGAATTGATATACTCTTTGTAACCAGTCTACCGTCAAATCAGGGCATAATTCCTTGTATTTCTCAAAATATAAGGTTGAATTTTGAGAGAACAAGGCAAACATAATCTTATCTGGAAGTGTATCAACACTGACACACCCGAAAAGATCACATATTCTTGATGTTAATTCTTTTAGTTCCATATCTTTTATTACTTTTCCATTTTTCTTTTAAGATTACTGTATTCAATCTCAATACACTTGCTTATCTTGTCAGCATCCTCGTAGCGTTCAGATTCTATCAGTATCCTTTTTATCTCTTCAAGCTGATTGATATATACAATATCATTACGGTCTGTTACGTGATGAATATATCTTTGAATACTATTCAGCTTGTCCTCCATACGTTTGTGCCATTTGCTTATCAAAATTACAATGATGGCAACAGTTGTGGCATTGAGGATGAATAATGCTATTTTAAGTATTAATTCTGCTACTTCGCTTATTGGCATGGTTATTCCTCCTTTTCTTTAAAGTGTTCAATCAATTCGTTTACAGTAGCCTTACGCCAATGAGGAAGTATGTTGTCAAAATCATCCGGACATGTATTTAAATCAAAGTCTCCAACTTTCCACTCTTTACCATCAAATTCTTTATAATCACTCGTACAGACAAACCATTGCATATAATTTGTATCATCCCTTAATGCAGCAATAGCCAAGAAAAGCTCTTCGTTGGTTCCGCAATCAATAGAACGAGAAAACTCTTCCAAATAACCTAAAGGCCTGTTTAAGTAATATTCTCTATTTACAAATAGATAATTCCCTCTATCATCGTCTATACATTCAGGATGCAAATAATATCCCAACTCCTCCAACTTATTCCGAAGTTCCGGTGTGTTTTTGCGTATAAATGCTGCTGTTGTAAATCCCATAGTCTATTCTCCTTTCTTTAGTTCTGTACCGTACAGATTATATCAATTAGTCTACTCTCATTATTAATGTAAATAATCGCATTGGATACCATGTTAGAACTTCTTTATCGTTTCTAATCCAATATCCGTCAACTGACTCATCTCCCCAGTATTCACGCCCTATTGTTATGTCATATGCGCAAGGGGTGTCTATGCATTTAACCTTCACTCGTCTCATTTCTTTTTAGTTATTAATTATTTTTCAAAATTATCGTTGGTTAATCTACTCGCAGAGAGCTACCCGACTGCCAAAAAGTATCAGTTTTGGTAAGTAGGTATCAAGTTTGTAGAAAGGGAAACGCACTGTCCGGATTGTTTGTCCCTGTCCACAGGTCTGTTCGCTGACGGCAATATTCAAAACTACGGAAGCGATGGCGGCATCAGCCGCATACAGTTCACAAAAGTCTCCGTTCTTGAAAATTAACAGATAACCCGGATGCTTCCCTTTTATTTCGTAGTATTTCTCCATTACTGAATTTTTAATCTAATTTCCTGTAGCACAGAAAATCAATGATAGATACCATACTCTTCCCACCCTTCTTGTTGACAATTTATAGGCAAATGAAGCCCCGTATAAACGAGATAACGATATAATGTTGTTTTTGAAACTTTCAACCTTTTAGATATAACAGTTTTTTCTGTTCCTTTAGCCAATTCTTTTACAATATAATCATGTTTGTTGACACATTTGGGATTAAGTCTACAGCGAAAGCCACGACAATGTCCGAGCATTGCCCCTTCTGCTTTTTTTCTCGCCAATGCCTCTTTTGTACGTTGACTGATAAGATTGCGTTCAATCTCAGCTGACAATCCAAAAGCAAAGGCAAGGACTTTACTTTGTATATCTTCCCCAAGTCGATAGTTGTCTTTTATTGTCCAAACTTTACATTCCTTTCCCATACAGATATTCAAGATTTCCATAATCATAAAAAGATTACGTCCAAGACGTGAAAGTTCACTACAGATGATAATATCATCTTTGCGTACTTTACGTAGTAAACGTCCAAGCTGTCGTTTTGTGTAATTTTTCGTTCCACTGATAGTTTCTTCTATCCAATCGTCAATCATCAGCTTATTGCGTTCACAGAAATTGTTTATCTCAAAACGCTGATTCTCTACAGTCTGCTTATCACTACTTACTCTAATGTATCCGTAAATCATAACTTATATTCATTTCTGTTCTGTTTTTATCAGTCTTTTACTCTAATTGTTCTATTTTTTCTATCGCTTTAAATATCTCAAGAATCACCTGTGGAACTATGGCGTTTCCGTATCCTTTGACTGATTCCTGTCTCCACTTTGTGAAAGGAATGGTAAGGTTGTCCACATCAAAGGGAAGCCCATCATTTCCTCGACAAACAGGGGATTGAGTTGGGAAGTTTTCCCAGTTTGAGCGGCTATGTAATGATTCAGTTGGGATTTTCTGCTTGTACCGTCCTTTCTCTCCTTGCAGCATCCGTTGTGATGGGAACTCGCAGTAGGTGTTGGGATCAATCCGTAATCCGGACGCTTCGAACTGTGATATCCTGCCTGAATGAAATCCTAGTAAGTCACCATTGAATTTGTAGGAGTCGGCAACATTCCGTTTACTGTCATTGCTGTCAATGCAGTTCCCATCTGACTGTTTGGATTGTATTTTTTGCTGTATTTGTCCGCCTCCCGAGCATTGGGAGTCGGCAGCAACTGAACCATTCTTGCAAGTCCTACACTTCCGTTTATCCCGTTTTGATTGATCTTCCTCGGAGTTCCGTTTCCTGTTGTAATAAAATGGTCGTTCTTTCCAATTATCGCTCCGGTTGTTGCATCGCTTGCCATTGGTGTCGGGAGCAATTCCATCGGATAGAACCTTGTCTTCCCGTTCTCGTCGCACATCTTCAGTCCTTGAGTCTGCACGGTGGGCAACAAACCACACCCTGTCTCTTCTGTGGGGCGCTCCGACGGCACAAGCCGGAATAAGCAACGGTTGGACGGAATATCCTTCTCGCTCAAGGTCTTTACAGATGGTTTCGACAACATACTCTTGTCGTAACAATACTCTTTTTCGGTTATCTTCTCCGAAAAGAGAGGTTTGGCTTCCCACTTCAGTCTCCTTGCCGGGCTGAACCATTGTGAGGATTCCAGCAACGTTTTCACCAATAACCCAAGTGGGTCGGATTTCGCGTATTGCTCGTAACATTTCCGGCCAGAGGTAACGGTTATCATCCGCTCCCTTTCTCTGACCTGCAAGGGAAAAAGGCTGGCAAGGAAATCCGCCTGTGAGGACATCGATTCTTCCTTTCCATTGACTAAAGTCTGTCTTTGTAATATCTTCATAATGTTCTGAATCAGGAAACCAATATTTTAGTATCTCGTTGCAAAAAGAGTTTATCTCACAGTGAAAGGCATTTTTCCAGCCCATCCATGAAGCTGCAACGCTAGGGGCATCAAAACCGCTAAATAAAGAACCGTGAGTTTTATTCATCTTTATCTTAGTTATGAATATCAATTATCAAATATATGCGCAAACACACTCTTCTCGTCAGCCAGCTCCAACCCAAGCTGTGAAGGGAACCGC